GAAAACCCCTAGATAAAAGATGCCCAAACCCGTTTAACATCCGTCTCACTGCAATCGAGCAGCAACCACTAAGGACGCAAAATGGAACTTACTTTACAGCGTGTAACCAAGATAGAACTCAGAGAAATCCGCAACCTTGACACTTTTTCTACCCGCGCCGTCATCATTACGATGACAGATGGAACTCAAGTAACAGTCACTTGCTTTGCTGACAATGACGAAGACAAGGAGCCTACAGAAGCTTTGAAGGTGGCTGTATGAAAACAGAATACACCTATGAAGGCGCTACTTTTGAGATGGAGTACGACATTGATTGGTCTGACTCCAAAGCGGCTACCTGGGCCAGCATTTGGTCTATCACTCACAATGGTGTCGAGTTCATCGACATCCTTTCGCTTGATTTGGTCAAGTTCTTTGAAGAGGAACTGAACAATCGCATGGCTGAATACTTTTACGAAAAGGGGCGTTGAAATGAAAGCTTGGCTGCAAGAATTTATCGAAAATGAACAAGGCGAGGAATATTGCCCATGTTGCCTACAGCGTACAGGTGGCGGCAAAAAATGCTGTGATGAAAATTACAAAAATTTCTTTGTGCGGTTTGAAGAGTTGGATGAAGAAACCCAACGTCGAGTGGCTGAAGAAGAATGGACTTGGGCTTTTAAGGATTCAAAATGATTGATGCATTGCTAAAACTAAATGTTAATGGGCACACTGAGAAAAAAGGCAACCTGACTTATCTGTCATGGGCCTGGGCATGGGCAGAAGCGCTCAAGGCAGATCCTGCCGCCACCTTTGAGGTGAAGATGTTTGGTGACCGCTGCTACATGGACGTTAATGGCACGGCAATGGTATTTGTTACCGTGACATTGTTTGGAAAACCAATGATGTGCCAATTGCCGGTCATGGATTCATCAAATAAAGCAATCCCTCTTGCTGGATATACCGCTGTCAATAAGTATGGCAAAGAGTATCGGGTGGAATGTGACGCATTTGCAGTCAATACAGCCATCATGCGCTGCATGACTAAGGCATTGAGTCTGCACGGGCTGGGGTTGTACATCTATGCCGGTGAAGACCTTCCCGAATCTGACGCAAAAACAGAACCATCCTTAGAAGACAAGATTGCCGATGCTATTCGGGACTTGTATGCCAAAGGGGATGAAGCAGGAATGTATGGCGAATGGGAATCCATTGCCGACAATGAAGTTCGGTTATCAGTATGGGCAATGCTGAAACCTGACACAAAGGTGCGCTCTGCTATCAAAGCGTATAAAGAAAAACTTGAATCAACAGAAAGTAAGTAAATGGAATACGACAACACCAACCGTGGAAACCTCTTCAAGAATGACAAAAAGGAAGAGGAAAAACATCCTGATCTCAATGGATCTGTCAATGTAGGTGGTACAGACTACTGGATCAGTGCATGGAAGAAGACCAGTAAGGCCGGTACACCCTTCTACAGCCTCTCTGTGCGTCCAAAGCAGGAGCAGACACGGCAAAGTAGCCAGCCTACCCGTAAAACCAAGGTAGACGATTTAGACGATTTCTTTTGATTAACGAGGGAAAGCGGATGCTGGGATGAACTGCGTAGCGGGCCACCAGTGCAGCGAGTACCTCACCCTTTTGGGGGAAAAGCAAGGGATCAATTCGCAGTTGCCGCCCGATAGCAAGTACCCCCTCCTTATTTTTTTAATGGACTAAACAATGTCAACTTACGCAATCCTAGAACTGGACATTATTCGATGGGCAGAAGCTCGTCAGATTATTCCTAACAGCAATCTTCAGGTGCAACTGCTTAAAGCAGTAAGTGAAATGGGAGAGCTAGCAGACGCAACCATTAAGTACGATTTGCCAGCTATCAAAGATGGCGTGGGTGATGTGATGGTGTGTCTTATTGTTTACTGTGCTTTGCTAGACATTAATCTGGTGAATTGCATGGAATTGGCTTATGAAGAAATCAAAAACCGCAAAGGTGTTTTGTTATCTAACGGTGTTTTTGTGAAAGGTTTGTAAACAATGAAGCCAGCTTACGATTTTGCTGTATGGAACATAAATTCTTTATCCAAATTTGCAGCAGAGTTGTGGGCTGCTTATTTAAAACAAGAACAACGCATTAAAGAACTTGAATTGATTATTGAAAGGTATCGCAATGAAACTACTAGCTGATATTTTTGCCTTGATTGGGCTATGCGCCACCATTTTAATGATTGGCTTTTACATTGGCTACATCACCTACCAACCTAAGTGCCGTACTGTTGCGGCACAGTTCACGGAGCAATGCAAATGAGCGCAGACAGCATTCAGGTGGGAGGCACCCACTACGAAGAAATGAAATTGCAGCCATGGGAAGTGCTTGAAGCTGTCCTAACAAGAGAAGAATTCTGTGGATTCTTGAAGGGGAACATCATTAAGTACGCCATGCGCCAGGGGCGCAAAAAAGGCAGTGATGATGCCAGCAAAGCGCAGCATTACATGGAAAAATTTATGGAAATTGAGGCATGGAAATGAAAGAGAACGTACCAATTACCGACCCCGTGTGGATGGTTGACCCAAATTGGATGAGCAAGACGGGCGGCTATGCCAAGGATATGACCCTGCGTGATTGGTATGCGGGGCTGGCTATTACGGGGATTTCATTACATGATGTTCCGAGCGAAGCAGCCATGCAAATAGTTGTCAACGATGCGTATCGCGTGGCAGACGCAATGCTGAAAGCGGGAACGAAATGAACGACGACGATACCGACAGCGGTGGGGACTTTTTCTTTGACCTACTGCAAGTGCTGATAGCAATTTTTGTGTTTATTTTAATTATCGCCGTAATGGGCGGCGTTGTATGGGGATTGATAGCATGAAAACATTTGAAGATGAAGCGTTCGATGATCTTGCAAAAAAACAAGGAATGTGGGGTGGCGGCTTTCAAGCTAAGAGAGCTATGGCTGCGGACAGAGATGCGTTGTTTAAGAAATTTGAAATAGCACAGCCAGCGCACAGCGAATGGAACGCCGCGCTGGATGAAGCCGCCAGCCGCATCAATGAAATCACAGCATTCCCTAAGATAACGCAGGACAGCTTTGCCGTGTTCATTCAAGGATTGAAAAAATGAAGTGTCCGCAATGCAAAGCTTGGGCGACTGTGCTGGAGACGCGCAGCAAGGCCAACAACGAAACATATCGGCGCTATCAGTGCGCGAATGAACATAAGTTCAGCACAAAGGAAGTTTCTGCCGAATGGGAGAACTACCGCAAAAGCGCAACGCCAGATGCCATTCGCAACTTGCTACGCAGCATCCCAGGCGGCTTGACACCGTTTCAGATCGCCCAAGTGCTAGGGATAACGCATGGTGATGTCCGCAAGAAACTGCGAGGTATGAACGATGTCTACATTGCTGGCTGGATTAACCCGCCACGCCATACGGCGCTGTGGGCTGTAGCTGAAAGTGTCAGGGACAAACCATCTAATGCTCGTCGTCCACCAAAGTCAGATGAAACTCTACGTCAATTAAGGTATAGAACATCATGAAAATCACAGCAACATTTAATGATGAAGAGGAAGCCATCAAAGCCATCCATTCGGGCTATGCTTGGCAAACTCTACATGAAATCAATGAAGTGCTACGTCAAAATAGAAAACACGACTTGCCTTTTGAGAAAGTCGTGTCTCAGATACAAGCGTCCGTAAATGACGCTTTAGCAATGATCTACCCAAATTAGGCTTCTTCCGCTTCTTCTTCGTCGTCGTATTCTTCTTCGTCATCTTCCCAATCTGCCTCGTCGTCTTCGACTAGGAGCCACTCGCCGGTATCTTCGTTAAGCCAATACCAAGCGTCATGCTCTGCGTCGTACCAGCAGTAGCAGTCATAGTCCTCGTCATACTCGTACTCTTCGCCATCTTCACAGTAATCAAACACAGAATCAAACTCGTCTTCCACTTCGGTGGAAGTATTAATGATGAACGTAAATGCAAACATTGGATAACTCCTAAAGGTTAATAACTTGTCCTCGAAACTCTACCTGATTGTCGCCCCACTTGTGAACTAATTCAGGCCATAAAAGCTTACCACCTTTGAATGTCAGGACAGCAAACCCGCTTCTGTGGTTTAATGGGTTGCCTTCTCCGTAATCAAATTGTGCCCCATATGGTTCAGCAAGTGTTCCAGTGTCTACGCCGTATCTATTCCCGTTGTAATCGGCAAATGGAGTCACCTTTAGGCTGTGCAAATGCCCAGTACAAATTGATATTCCCGCTGCAGCGGTGTTGTTGTGGGCAGCATGAACGCCATTCTTATATCGGTGTTTAATAATGCAATCCTTGGTAGGCCAAACTGACCATGCAAACTCCCAAGCTGGTAAATGGTCCTGTAACTTAAACCCATGAACCTCACGATACTGTGGAGCTTGAGATGCCAGTTTGTTGGCAAATCGTGTGTCGTGATTCCCCCAAGTGAACAGCAGCTTACAGTTGTGACGAGCAGCCTTTGCGGTTTCTTCAATCTCACCCAGGTGCGCTTGCACAGCTTTCAATTCTTCAATAACGCTTGGAGTTTTGGACCAGCCTAGCGGGTCATGTCTGCTAATAGTTGCCCCGTCAAAAGCATCACCATTGCTGATAACTGCATGCGGTTTGAGTTCTTTGATGGCCCACAACAACCCTTTATAGGCGGTGGTGTACTCTCCAGGCCAAAAGTGAGCGTCACTGAAAACAATTATGGTCTGGTCCAATATGCCTAAATCAACGCGATTAAGTGATGTTTGTATCGGTTGTATATGCGCGTATTGCTTGGCATTTTCATGTGCGCTAGGCAGTGGAATATTGTGGTCTGCCTCAATCCTGCGTCTTCGTCGATGGACGCTTCGTTCATCAATTTGAAAATGTTGCGCTACTTTAGAGACTGAGCCTAATCTCTTCCATGCTTCTACAAATTCATCACGCGAAACTTTAGCTTGCATATTAACTCCGTAAAGTTGCGCGGAATCTAGCACATATCTATTGCATCATCATGGACATGATCTACGCGCGCTAACCAACCCTTAAAAAACATTTTTCTCAACAAAATTACGCCAGTAGATTGCATTCGGCTGTGCGTCTTTTCACCAAGCCGGGCAAAATCTTGCCTCCACCCTTGGTCCACAGCATGAGTTGCTCTTGCGCGCCTTCCCAATCCTGAGCATTGATCTTGCGTTTCAATGTACTAGTCTGGAGTCGTCCAATGCCCAAGTTGTAGCAAAAATCCACAATAGCATTAGCCTTGCGCTCATTTGTAGCCAGAATTGGGCAGTTTCGCAAAACTCCTGGCAGGTAGGTGTGGGCTAACTCAAAGCGCAGCAAAGCGGCTGCGTCAGGTTCACTGATGGGCGCGTCGTTCAACGTGACTTTGCGCCCGTCTGAGTAATAAGTTGATCCGTATCCAATGGTAGGAACGCCTGCCGGGCAGAGATAGGGCTTTGACTTGAAGCCCTCAAATTGCTTGCACAGGGCCGTTGCCAAATCTAGGTTCATAATCCGCGCTTAGCCAGGGTGCGATCCAAGAACCAGTAATTCAAAGTGCCGCTGACCAAGGCGGCAAAGTCAGCCGACATCATCATTTTGAATACTACGTCAGGCGATGCGCCGGTGATGTAAGAATTCCAAGCAAACCACAGATGGACAAAGCTCCATAAGGCCAGAATCCAGTAAGTGACCACAGGACGAACGCTGGCAGACAAACTAGCAGCCCAACCACCTGCGGCCTTGACCATCTCCGTTTGTTGCTCCACGGCGCTGTTGAACGCGCTCACAACCCCGGCGTCAATGGACGCTTCGCGCTGGGCACCAATCTCGGACATCTTTTGCTGTCCGCGCTGGGCTTCCAAGGCGCACTGTTGCTCAAACATCTTTAGCTCATGCGCGCGCTCGTCTTTTTTGTCAATCCACTTCAACACCTCGGGTGCCAAGCGAAAAATGCCCCCTAGCAAAGAACCAAAAATACCGCCGGTCAATATGTCAAACATAGCTATCTCCTATCCAAAAATAAAGTAGTCAAAAAATAACTTATGCCAATTGCTGAACCAAAAGTCACTATCCAAAAAACCATGTTTACCGCTTTCATGATTTGCTGACGTTTCTTGGCTTTAACATTTGCCGCATCTAGTTCAGCTTTTTTTCTTTTCTGAATAATGTTGTTGCGTTCAATTTGAACTGCTGTCCAAACATCTGCATTGCCTGACCAGATAAGCATGTTCTTTAGTTCAGCTTCTGCATCTGCCAATTGCTTGGCTTGCATAACCGTTTCCAATGCTTGGGCGGTATCTGACTTGTATTTTTTGGGATTGTTGGCAGCTTCTTGGACAGCGTCTTTGGCCTCAAAGAACTTGCTCAGATCGCTTGCAATGCCTTGGACATCCTTGCCTAGCTTGATGGCAGCTTGGATGCCCTTAACGGCTGCTTGAGCCGCTGCAAAGGCTGTGAATGGATCTATCACTTTTTGTTCACAACTACCCAGCGGCAGATGCGCCCATCTTTATCTACAAATTCATTGGCGCTTATTTTTTTGTCTGCTTCTGTTTTAGGAACGCGACACACTAAAAGAGTTTTAGTTTCAGTCCCAGGCCAAGGACTGTCAGCAGAAGCAATTTGATCAATCATTTGTCAGCCTTGTTTTCTAGCCGGTCAAACAGACGTTCTAGGGTGGCATCTATCTTGTCAAACCGATTTTCAATGTCTTTTTTACTGACATAGTTTTTAGGTAAGTCAATTTCAATTGCTTTGAGATCTTCTTTCAAAGCTTTAACTGAATCCCAAATTTCTTTACACCACCAACCAACAGCGACAAGAATAGCGCCACCGACAAAGTTAAACATTGCTTGGAATTCCATGATTGCCTCTATTAAGGGGGAGCTATACCAACAAGTCGCCGTGGATCATAACCCTGGGCAACACCTCTACCAGCTTGCAAAGCATAGGCTTGCATTCTACGTTGACGGGCTATTTCTGCATCTTCTCCTTGCCCAGCACCTTTTGCATAAGTTAATGCTTGTATGGCAGGTGGCAAAAATCCAGCACCCACTTCAACAGCTTGACCTATATTTTGATTTTGAGCAGCATTGGCAAGATCAGGAATAGCCATGATTGCCCCTGTAATACCGCCTACTTTGGCAATCTTCATGGGAATACCTTTGGTGTTTTCAGGCAAAGGCAATTCAAGCTTTTTACGCAATTCTCGAGTAGCTGGAGGACCCATGCGTTCTTCGTTGTATTTTTTGATGAACTCACGAGTTTCTTTGTCAGCGCCAAAAGGACCGCCTTGTTCTTGGACAAGGGCGTTGTAGCCAGCCTGACCAAAATCATTGCGAATCACATTAGTACCTGCACCCATGTTGGGCACAAAAGCATATCCAGCAGGAATGTCAGCAGCAGTCTTAAATTCTTTGGGGAAGCGTTCTCGAGCTTTGCCTTGACCTGGGTAAGCAGTCAATCCTGAACCAGTTTTTAATTCACCAGTCGGTGGTGCAACAGGAACCGCTTTAGGAGCTTCGGCCTGAACCATGTCTTTGACTGTCTCCGCAATTGCTTGGGTAACAGGTGAATTAGGAGCAGCACTAGGAACTACAGGCTTAGGCGCTTCTATTGGAGCAACAGGAGCCGCTACAGGAGCAGCAGATGTCGCTACAGGAGCAGGGGCTGTTACAGGAGCAGGTGCTACAGAAGGCGCTACAGGCGCAGGTGTTACTCCTGCCATCCTAGCTTTAGCTTCTTCAAGAGTCAGATTTTGACTAGGAGCAGGTGTGGCAACAGGCGCAGCTTGAGCTTCTGGAAATTGTTTGTTATACCAATCCCAATACGATCCTGCTTGTTTCTCCCAAGGCTGTGGACCTGCGTTTTTGCTGTACCACGGCTCTTCATTTAAAGAAGTTTGTTTGGCAGCTTGTTGAGCGCCTTCTGGAGATGAAAGCCATCGTTTGACCATAGGAATGGCCTTAGAACCGCCATACATAGCAGCAGCACCAGCAGCACCTCCTAAACTAACCAGCGCAGGAGGAGACAACAACAAGCCCTCATTTAACAAAGGAGTGGCTTTGGGCAATTCTTCAGCAGTTGCCGTCTGCTTTTCCTTCATCCGTGTTTTTTCTTGCTCAAATTCTTTATCAAATTCATCAGATGCTTGTACAGCAGGAGCGGCAGCAGAAGGAGGCGCAGAACGTCCAGGTTTAGGGGGAGCGTCTAAAAGTTCACCAGTGTATTCAGCCATTTAATCCTCCACATGAAAAGAGCCATTAGGCGCTTTGTAAACTTTTTTGCCATCAGTAGAGAATTTACCAGTAGCTACTGATCCAGCAGGAATGCCCTTGGGTAATTTTGCCGCTTTAGGTGCAGGAGGTGGCGCAGAAGCCGCAGGAGTAACGCGATCAGCAGCGGCTGCAGGAGCCATATTAGCGGTCACAGGTGCAGCAGTTACAGGCGCAGCAGTCACAGGGGGTGGAACCATACCTTCTGATGTTGCAGTACCAGCGGAAGGGCTAGTAGCAGTAGCAGGTGCTGTTTTAGCTTGGTTCCGTGCTTGGTATTCATTGTTCAAGATGTTGTCAATTTGTTTTGACCATGTTTCTTGATTTTCCACAAACCTTGGAGAATTTAGGTAAGCATTGGCAATAGCACCAGGAACAGGCAATGTATTGGTTTTTGCATACATCTCTGCATTTTTATTAAAATATTTGCTATAGCTATTTAATTGATCAGAATTGTATTTATGTTGAGCCATTTGCGTCATTACCAAAGCTTGCGGATCGGTAAATGAAGCAGATGTAGGCAAAGAAATAAACGATGGCTTGCCGTATTTATCTACAGTTTTAGCCAATTCAGAACCAACTTCATTGCTAAACCGCAATACTTGTTCTAGTTGCTGAACATACAACTGTTTTTCTTTTTCAGTTTTGCCTTTGAGAGCATTTTGAAATTTATCAGACTTGACAATACTGTCAAAAGTCTGTGATGCGTTTTTGCTGTTTTCAGCACTTTGGCTGTCTGTTGACGTGCGTTGTTTTAATTTATCAAGGCTTTCGCTAAATTTGCCATCAGTGCTAACTAATTTATCACCAGACACTTTTAGCACTTGACCAACTGCTGCTCCAGTTTGGGCTGCAATTTTGTCATCAACTTTAATGCCATCTGCCGTACTAGCATTTTTTTGCAACTGGTCAAATGCAGTTTTAGATTTAGAAGTATTACTTGCTTGGCCTATGCTGCTGCTGACAGTGCGAAGCAATGCTGCCCATTGGTCTGGTGGCAAATCTGTTTTAAATTTGCCAGTCCAATCATTGATGTAATCAATTTTAGGGCTCAAATCTCGGTAAACTTGATTCCAGTTATTGAGGCTTTGTTGTTCTTGTTGGAAAGCAGCGTTATACACTTTGCGATTTTCCAACATGTTCAAGCCAGCTATCGTATTGTCTAGCGAACTTACGCTACCACCACGGCGAGAATACTCTTCCATTGAAATTTGACGACCTTCTTGCGTGTCGTAATAGGACAATGGTTGTCCTAGACCATTGGTGGTAATTTGAAGAATGTTGCCATTGTCTTTGGCGTATTCAATAGAGGTTTTCGGTGTGCCACCAGTAAACAGCTTATAGGCATCTTCTTTTTGCCCCATCACATAGGCAACCAACGCTTGACCATACATTGGATGATCTGCAATGGACACAAATGTTTTGGCAATCTGTTGCCGTCCTTCTGGCGTAGCTGCTCCACCAGCTTTGTCAATTGGATCTACTTTGCTTTTAAATTCAGCAGCATTAGATTGAATGGTTCCAATCTGACTAAGTGCGGCTTTTCCAATTAAGCTATCGGGTCCTGCCTCACTAGCAAGGGCTGTTAAGCCACGGACATCACGATTGTTAGATGCCGCATCAAATCGTTGTTTGATTTCTGCATCATTTCCAGCCTCAAGAGGTGGCGCTGTAAGACGGTCCATAATTTTTCCTTACGCAAGTCCAAAAAAACTTGACATGATTTTTTGAGTTTTGCCATAACCTGGAACATTTTGATATTCATTGCCACTTGCTAACGTGGTGTTATATCCACTTTGCAATGGTGCAGGATTGTAATCATCAGGGTTATTCAAACTGATGTCATTAAGAATTGATTTCCCTGTTAATTCTGGCATTGGAACAGGTCTTGCTTCTGGCGTGGTAATGCCACTTGTAGGGGGAGCATAATTTGTATCAGCCTTACCATAATAAGGAACGCCAGTTGTTGGATGAGCGCTAGAGCCCAAAGGACCACCCATTGGTTGGCTAGTCGGAGGAATGGCATTGGCTATAGGTGCTTCAGCAGCTTGATTTCCATAAGTTATAGGACCACCCATGGGTTGGCTTGTAGGAGGAACTGCACCAGTTACTGCGGTATCTTTTTTATTTTCAAAAGAAAAAACACCATTTTTTTGCTTTACGCCAAGTTCATCTAAATATTTGACTAGCCCTGATTTTTCCATGCCATAAACGGCAGCACCAGTTTTTAAGCCTTTCCAAATATCACCAATAGGGCTGCTTCCCATGTATTGCCTAGGGTTGCCAAAACTTGCTCCAAAGCTTTCAGTTGCCATGATATTTCCTTAGAAGCC